TCCTGACCATCCAGTAACAAATCGCCAGATGCTTCCAGATCCCCAAGACAACCCAAGATAACTATCATCTTTCATTTCTCCAGCCCACAGATATATGATTGCTCTTACCCATCTATCTTGTGACGGAGTTAACCTCCTAGCCTTGCCTAAATATGACTTCCTTGGCGACTTTGCTAGTTGAAGATAAATATCAGAATTACGCTCCCTCATCTTACCTCCGGCAATACTGTGTGATAGCGGTCTTTACCAATTGAATACATGACAGAAAGTCCCTGCCTGATTGCATCCTGATACTCAATCACCTTCATTGCTCCGCTTCTCAATTGAACAACGCACAGGTAACGCTTCTTTTTACCTTTTGGGATTTCGGTTGCTGATCTAAATCTGCATTCTTCAATTGCTGCTTCTATGTCAGTGAACATCCTCTATCTCCCATATTGTGATATCCAAGGATCCCCCCTTAACCCTCTCGCCTCGCTTAATGCGTAAATCATCTATCTGCTCGTCGTCATCCCAAAAATTAGCGTGAGTAAGCGAATCGAAAACAGCTTTAGGCAAGTTATCGAGGTCTCTTTTGCGTTTGTCTGGAGGGTTTGCAGTGATGATTATCTTGATGCGAGAGGTGGTTTTGATATCTAGGTTATGTTGCTTGATGTAATCTGTTACTTGCTTTCGGTAGCCTGTACCATTTGATGATATATAGTGCCTGCCTTTGCAGTGTCGCCAGTACATATTTACTGAAGGCGGCCACGGTAATTTAAGGTGATATTGTTTCATGATGGTTCAATTAATCCCCCTCTGGTTAGTTCCCTGAGCGTTAAAACAATTGCCCTATCCATTAGTTGACGTCTTTCAATTCGACTTAAATTGCTGCCGTTATCGATCTCATGGTGGCAGTGCTGACATAATGCTGCTGTGAGGCTATCGTCAACCTTAAGCCCCATTCCCTTATCTTCGTTTCTGTGTGCTACCTGAGTACCGTAGCGACCACACAAAACACAGCATTCGATTTGAGAAACGGCTTTAAGCCATTTTTTAGAACGATAGATACTTGTCATTTCCCTAACTCCCACTCCGCAAGTGTAATAACAAGCATCGGATTACTGCTGCTTTCAATTGTTAGCATTGACTTATACGCTAAGTGCTCTTTGAATTTGCACTTTAATAGCCCTGCACACTTCCTGACGGCGTTATTAGACCTATGGATGGCCCAACATAGCTTTAACGTTGTTAATGCGCTCATAAACGCTTCTGCTTCGTTTTTCATTGTTTAATTCCTTTAACTTCACACCAAACTTCAAACATTCGCTTTACTGTTTCATTGGCGTAATACCCTTCGATGTCACGAGTTAGGTTGTATCGATTGCCGTATTTTCTACGCATTAATGCTTCAAATTTTTTATTCATTTCCACATCCTATTAATCATTGTTCGCGGTGTTGGCTTGAGCCATTTTTGGGTTGGTAGGTTGACTGATACGTCGAAATATTGAGGGTTAATATTGAGCATTTTGACTGGGGAATAACCTTGTCGCTTGTAATGCTCACAAAGTCTTTCTGCTTCTTCGTAAGTGAGAAGCCTGTATATGTGGGGTTCTTTCATGAAATCACCTCGCGCTAACTCTATGCTCAAGATATCTCTCAAGATTCATCTTTTCATCAGCAAATGTGCGCGCTGCCTCTGAACTAACAGCCGCACCTGACCTCCTGCCTCCATTACTGTTAAACTCCCTGCTTGACGATGCTCTATTGCTTGCGGATTTTGCAGATGCGTTATAAATAAGCTGCTCTATCTCGCTATTTGAGTAACGTCCATACTTTTTATCCATTTTTTCTATGAATTCACGCTCATACTCTCTGAAACGCTCATCTTTAGTGAGAAGTGCTTCTTTTGGAGCTTTCATATAAGCTTCAGACGCACGCTCAATTGCGGATTGTTTGTTGCTCGCGAACTTAAACTTACCATCAATTGAAAATTTAAATTTCCATCTCCCGTTCCATTCTCTTAACAGACCAACATCAACAAGTGTCTTTTCGTCTATCAATTTAGTCATCTCTCTTGCTGCTCCTTGAGTTATTCCCTGTGACCATAGTAGTTGTATTCATAACGAGTTGTACGTAGCTTCACGCCACTTTGTATCGCCCAAGCTGTCGAGTATTCAATTAAGCTGCTCATGCGCTTCTTGCCCATTTGAGACGTACTCTCGCGTATGTTTAATAGCTCACCTTCAATTCCCCTAATTAACGGTGACTCTTTCGCTCCCGTAGTAACCATCCAGTGACCAGACACAAAGACATTCTTCCACTGCCATGATTTCAGCGGTTCATTGTTGAGTGTCATTTGCTTTGACACATCACCACATAGCGCATGGAACATGTCGTTCTGCGGTAGTGTTCGGCTGGATTCTGAGATTTTTACTTCTAGGGGGAATTCTTCGTTGAGGGGTAGAGCATTTATTGTGGCTATTAGGTTTTCACGTATTCGTTTATTTCTTAGAAGAAACTTTTTGGCTTTCTCCAAGTTAGCCTCCTAGTTTTCCTTTGCTGTAAAGTGGCAACCAAACATACCGATAAACAAACGGGATAAAAACTGTAAAGAACTCATTAAATTGATGCTCTCTAAATCCTGTCGCTTCGTCGACCATTACAATTAGTGGTGAGGTTGGCTTTCTTGGCAAATCAACGCCATAGATACGGCTAAAATTACTAACCAACTCGCTTTCATCTAAACAGCGTTCCACTACCTCAATAAACATCGGTTCAGTTGCTAGAGTTTTTAAAATTTCATCTGGTAACTTATCACTCACTGTTAGCTCTCCTGTTCCATGCTGCTATGGCTGCTTGACGGCTAGTATCGGTTACTTCAATTAACCCTTTAAACTTGCAGTCATGAACAACTGTTACCAAATATGGTTTGTTTTTATCGACCTGAAACCTGATAAACTCTGGTATCTCTCCGCATTCAGGGCATTTCTTGAGTTCGTTCATCATTCACCCTCTGGCATTGGCTTTCTGAATATTAAGTTTTTCCTGATATATGAGGTCGCAGCAATCCAAGCTCGATATCGCTTATCAATTTCTTCATACTTGCATTCGGTGCCACCAAACATGTTTTTCTTACGCTGCATGACCATATACTCAACCGTGTGCCCCATTTCATCAGCGCACCACTTTTCAAACTCTGTTGGATTAGTTCCCTGCATTAGATGCCTCCCTCTGTTAACGTTGTTCCTTTCATCACTCAACACCTCGCTTAATTGATGGCTTTAAACTGGTAGAAATCATCGGCTGTTATTGCTGGTACTATGCAATTACCGAAAAGGATTTTTCCTTCTAGTGTCTTAATAAATCTGAAATCCTTATGCTCTGGCTCTGGCTGAATATTGATATCCATATCGCTAGGAAATTCATCATACTTTTCTAGCAAGTAACACATAGCATCGGTCCATTCGTGCTTATCTTTGTCAGTAAACATGTATTCTTGAAGAATTGCGTACCCACTACTCATCTAGAAGTCCTTATGATTTGGTGTGTTACGGTTGGCGGTTGCCATATCAGCGCGAGCCATTGCGTGAGTTTGGTCGGTATCGAATAAGCAAAGCCCTTTCTGGTCTACAAATGCCGTGCCTGCTTTACCATGACGGTTAAGTCTTACAATAAGTTCTGTAAGCGTCTTGTCAGCTTTGTCGTTGTAAACTGAGTCTTTGTATATTCCCATCCAGTAATCGCAATCCTGCTCGATTTGACCAGTGTCACGGCTATCACTTGGCATAGGTCGCTTGTTGGTTCTATCTTCCAATTTACGGTTTAGCTGTGTGAGTAATACCACGGTAGTATCAAGCTCTTTTGCTAGCTGCTTGAGTCCTTTGGTAATTTCACCGTAGGCAATATCGTTGCGATCTGCTTTCCCAGCTTTCATCAGTGTTAAATAGTCAACGCCGATAAACCCGATTTTCCCAACCTTGCGCTTCAACTTCCGGCACTCTGACTGAATGTGTTCAAGTGTCATCCCTGCTGTGTCATCGACCCAAATGTTAGGCTTTTCGCTCAGGTCACTGATAGCCTTTCCAAGTAGCGCCCATTCGAAATCATCCTCTGTGCCGCCATAGAACATATCTGAGTTTAAGCCTGACTTCTGGCTTACCATCCGCTCAACCAATTGCTGATTGGACATTTCCATGCTGAACAGAGCTACCGGTAGCCCATTATCGGAAACGTTCTTCGCCATTTCAGTTAGAACGGTTGTCTTACCCATCTTTGGTCGAGCGCCGATAACGAATAGGGATCCACGCACAACAAATTTAGGTGCCAGCATATCATCAAGTGGCTTAATTCCTGTCTTGAGGCCTACAAACTGATCGGGATTGTTAAACATGTTTTCTACGCCTTCGAACCATTCAGGCAATAGCTCAGCCATGTTTTTCAAGCCAGACTTTCGACCAGTAACACCGTTTTCGCTTGCGTCAGACACCAACTTCTGCACGAACTCCATTTTTTCGCCAAAGCTCAGAGTGCTTGGCTCAATCAGTAATCGTGTGGCTTCGTTGATTTTTTCAATGGCATAACGCTCACTTGCATACTCTTTGATTTTCTTCGTGTAGTGGATCACGTTTGCAGCGCTTGGTGTGTTCTTCGCAATTTCAGCCAGATAACCCAATCCGCCAGTAGCACCTTCGCTGCCAGTTGCTTTCAAGCCGTCAGACACGGTTAAAATATCAATCGGTTGATGCTTGCTAGCCATTGACCGCATTTGCTCAAAGATAATCTTGTGGTGAGTGCCGTAGAAATCCTCTGGCTTCAACACGGAAAATACTCGTTGAGCATTGTCGCTGTTTGGGTCAATCAGTAGGGATCCGATAACGCTCTGTTCGGTCTCTATGCTGTGTGGTACTTGGTAACTACTTGCGATCATTAGCTCTGTCCTCCTTGACTGATACGTAACATTTGTCAGTGATTAAATAATCTAGGTTTTTAGCCGCCCAAAATCCCCCGCTACCGTTTGGCCTCTGCTCCATCATCCATCGGCAATTTTTAGCAATGTAGCTAAGATAGCCGCGCCAGTTATCCAGTGTGAATGGTCGGTTATGCTGTTGCATGTATTCTGAATTGCATTTTTGCCAGAACAGCCTTAGCTTGTGTTTTCGGGTGCCACGAACAACTTGAATTTTTGCCATCTCAGGGAGTATTTCATGATAGGCATCAATCATCGCTTGATAGGGTACTGGTTGAGATTTTTTAGATTTAATTTTGATTGGTTGGTCATCGTGGCTTTCGTCAGAAAGTCCACCAAATACATCTTTAGATGTATTATTGTTTTTAATATTATTGTATAAGGTGATTTCTCGGACATCTTCCGGACATGTACCACCGTTAGGCGTTGGCATCACTGGATTTGCATCGGACAACTCTCGGACAATTTCCGGACAATTTTTACCTTGATATTCGTCGTATTTCAGTACTGTAATGATGCTAATTTTCTTGCTTTTAACTTCTACCGAAATCATTCCCCTATTGGTAAAACTCCTCAAAAGAGACCTGATTTTATTATCGGATATTCCAGTTTCTTCCGTTAACTGTGGTCGGCTTCTCATCATCTGACCTCGACCAATAGCAATTTGACCAACATCAGTATCAACAACCTCTGGTTGATGGCTTGCAGTCATAATGAAGTGTAGCCAGAGATGGACAGCCTCAGAATCCTTCTTGTAAAAGTCACAGTCTTGAATTTTCCTGTGCATGAAGGCAAACCCCTTGCCTGACTTAACAGGCTGCTCAAAGCGTTTTTGCAGCGCATATGACACGTTACTCATGCTGTTTCCCTCCCGTTGATTCTTCCTTGCGATCAGCTTTAGGAAATGCCTTATCAAAGGCTTCCCGTAGCTTTTTTACTCCTTGTTCTGTTACTGATCGAGCTACAGCATCACGAGTGTTGTTTTTATGCACAGCGCTGTAATTAAATTTGTTTCTCATGTATAATTACTCCTGCTTACGAAAATTAAATTAGTTCTAATTGAGCCTCATCGGTTGCCGCCTTTGAGGTTTTTCTTTTTGGGTATCTGACATGCTCTAGCATCTGAATTAATGCCCTAGCCTCATCACCCTGAATAATCACATCTTGAATTGGCG